TCAACAGTGAAATAGTCACCTTTTTGATCCTTGAAGGGAATACAGATAGTTTCAGTAGGTGACCATGCAAAAGCGACGCAATCTAGTTCACCATTAATTACTTCAATGTCAATGTCTAAGGTTCGACCTTGGATGCCAAGATCAGAGCAATGATTTAGGTAGGCTAAAGACTCATGGAAAGTAGGTTTAATTTTAATGCTGCGAGGAGTTCTTCTAATTTCCTTAAACTTAGATTCAATATTAGCTTGAATTAAATCATTTACGATTAAAGGTTTATTGAGATAGTTGAACTTAGGAGGGATGAATGTTGCAGGGTGGAATGTAGGGATTACTTTTAACCCTGGAACAATTGTAGATTCTAGAACACTTCCTCTCCATTTAGTTATTCCTACTCTATTGGTTAGAGCAATCAAAGGTATGTTACCAGTAGCTATAATTACATTAAGATTTAATTTAGCAAGTTCCTGGCCAAGTTCTTGAATATAAATGTAGCCATCTTCAGATATAGTAAACTTTCCATTTGATTGAAGGTTAATGTAATTAGAAAGTGGACCATCTAAGTCCTTTACGACATTAGTTAAGTAAAGCTCTGAACGAATTATCCTAGCCATCTTAAGACATTCATCTAAGCCGTAACCAGCAGGACCTACAAATGGCTTACCTTGTCGAACTTCATTAACACCTGGTTGCTCGCCAACTATCCCTAATTTAGCTTTTGTATCTCCAGAAGGTCCAACATATGTCTTTTTCATATATATTCCTTCCATACATTATCTTTTCTTCCATTAACACATCTATATATAGTAGCTTGAGAAACATTATATTTATCAGCTAATTTATACTGTGATATTCCACCTTTATTATATATATCTTTTATTAATCTTCTTTCAGTGATCGAAAGTTTTTGGTATGGTGTGCTATGCTGATTTCTTTCTACACACTCTCTTATATTATCTAACTGTGTTCCTACATGTAGATGACTTGGATTACAGCATAATCTATTATCACAGTCATGTAATACCCATAAGCCTTTTGGAATAGAGCCAAATGTAATAGCCCATGATATCCTATGAGCACTCTCTTCTTTATACCTATCTGGATAAAATACCCTCCCATATCCAGATCTAGTTTTAGCTTTCCAGTTCCAGCATTCATCTTCCTCTTTAATATCTACTTTAGCCCAAAATCTATCCTCTATAGTTTTATAATATCTTATATTCCCATCACTATCTTTTCCATAGACCATCTTAAACCTCCAGTCCGTTAAATTATTTAATTAACTTCTTTTTACAACAGGGACAGATATCAGTCTTAGTAGTTATCTTCTTAACACCTGCACCTAGATTGTATAGTCTAAAGTTAATTTTTTCTCTGTCTAATCTAATTATTAATGCTTGGATTGCCTTATTAAATGAAGCAGTCCGCTCAATAATTCCTGTTTCTTTATATTCAGCTATAGCATTTTCAATCCATTGAGAACTTACTTGAATAGCCATCTTAAATTCCTTTCTTGTGAAGTCTAACTAAAAATGAATCCTTATAACCTTTACCTAATTCAAATCCTACAGGTGACATTCCAAGTTCATTAGCAGCAAGCAATCCATTACCTGAGCCAAGAAATGGAATTAGAATGCGAGAACCAGGGAAAGCAAAAGTTTCATACATTTCTTTGGTTAACTCAATGGGTCGTTCAGTAGGATGAATCTTCTGTTGATGCGGTACAGGAGAGTAATTAAAGTTATTGCCACGCCCTGCTTTATTCATCGCTGGTCTACCTTTCCAAGCATAAAAAAACATCTCATATGTATTAGCAAGATGCATCTCAGGCCGTTTAGACTGGCCAGAAGGCTTAGTCCAAATGCCGCACATTCGAGTAGAGTTAAAACCTGCATTAGTTATAGACTGGAATATAGTCTCAAACCAAGGCTCAGGAGCAAACCAGCAGAGAAGCCATGAGTGATCAGTCATTACTCGATAACATTCTTTAAATGTTTTAGCAAGGAACTCAGCATAGTCTAACTTATCAATCTCATTGTATTGGTCTTGGACATAGTTAGATTCGCCATCTGTTTTTTTAGCTTTATTTAAGTCAATTGCGTAAGGAGGATCGATTTCTACTAAGTGCATTATTCCATCTGGAATTTGCTTAACTCCTTCAAAGAAATCACCTAGGATGAAACATTTAGATAATTGATGAAGGGAGCTATTACTCTTATCAGAATCAAGTTTTTTCGCAATAGTTTCTTTAACAATAGCTTCATCCATTTTCTGCATAAGCTTAGATGCATCTTTCTGAGTTTTGCAGGTAGTAAATAATTCAGGGAAAGCATCTCGTGCTTCAGCTCTTTTAATTGCAGTAGAAACAGAAGCATTGGTTTTACCTATTAGCGATCCAGTATCATTAAGACTCCATCCTTGCTGATCAGGTCCAGGTGCTTTCACTCCATGAATTTGCTGATGAAGGGTATGGATTTCTAGAGTAAGTTTATCATTCTCCCAGTATTCGAAATCCTTACGGTAGAAATTCTCAGCCAATTCAATAGCCTTCATTTCTAATTCAGTAATGTCATTAGGATAGACTCTCACAGGTATTACATCTACTTCATTCTTCTGAAGAACTAAATACCTTCGTTCACCAGCCAGTAAGAAATATTCTTCTTCACCAATCTGCTTGACTGCCAAAGGAGAAATTAATCCACTTTCTTTCATCGACGCTTCCATGTCAGTTAAGTTACCCATTTCCTGCCTGGCACGCTCACCAACTTGGATGCTTGAGAAGTTAACCATTGCCACTTTGCCTACTTTAATCTCAGTCATCTTGATCTTCTCCCAGATAAGTTATTTGTGAAAGTATTTCTTTTTCTTCATTGGTTAACTTTTGACATATTTCAGCTAGTTGAATCCCTATTTGATATGTAGTTCCCCATGATTTACATTCAGATACAAATGATTTGAAGAAGTTAATCTGCTTTTCTTCATCTTCATTTGCAAGTGATGCACCTACATATTTCCAGTCTATTTCATTAATTATTCCTAGCTTCATCTTATTACCCCTTCAGAATTTTAAGTAAGTTAGCCGCTTGAGACGCAGAAACCTTAGGAATTGCCTTAGCTGCGCGTTTCTTCTTAATAGTTTGAGTAGATTGTTTTTTAACAGGGACTCGACGACTTAGACGAATCTGCCGAAGATATTCAATTGCTTCATCCTGGCTCATATCAGTTAGAGCTGGAATGTTTAGATCTTCAATAGTGGACATTTAGTTATTCCTCCTTAAACATACATAAGCCTTTAAAGCTCCACGATATGAGCAGTTACATTGCTCCATATTACAAGAGCATTTGAGAAGGATGTTCAGCCTGTCAATTTCACTTGTCGCCCACCTTAATTTTTTATGGTTCTGCTCTATATTTAACTTTTCCATCACTTCACCCTCCTCTCAGCTTGCGCTAAAGAAGGAATAATTTCTCTAGGCTTTACTGCCTTATCAAGTAAGACTCCTAAAACAATCTGTCCATGTTGCTCGATCATGTCTAAGATATCATCTAATATTACACCAAAGATAGTCTTGCGAAGACCGTAAGTGCTTAATAATTGATTAGCTCGGTCTTGCTGCTCTTCAGTAATTTCGAAACTAAAACGCGGCTTATATTCATCCATCAGTTACCCTCCAAAATTTCCTCAGTTGTTTAAATTGTTTAATTAACTATTCCATTTTACCCTAGGCATAATTACTTCTTTAATCACCTTGTCTTTATAAGGAAGAATTGAATGAATTAGGCAATTAATCTCATATATGATATTAGTAGTTGGTTTATAACCAAGGTTTAATAACTTCTCATGTGTTGGATTGTAGTAGTGCTCTTCATCTTCTTTACGTGGATTAGCTATATGATCAATACCTACATGAATTCCATAATTGGAAGCTTCAACACAGATCATTGTTGCCAAGTCATTAACTGAGTAGGTATTCTCAAACTGATTAAATACTCTATACTCGCCAATTTCTGGTGGCTTATCTATTGCTATTTGCAGGCATTGGATAGAGTCTTTTAGTGGAAGGAATCCTCTAATTTGATTACCTTTGCCATAGACAGTTAATGATTGCTCTATGATTGCTTGAGTACAGAAACGATTAATGACAGTTCCAAAGTATTCATCATAGTCGAATCGAGTTAGTTCTTCAAAACTGTTATTAGAGTAGTTAATCTTAGTTCCGAAGACTACACCTTGCATGATGTCAGTAGATTTAAGTCCCCAGTTCTTACAAGCAAAGATAATGTTGTTAGTATCGTGAACTTTGGATAAGTGATAGAAGGAACCAGGAGATTTAGGAAAAGGAAGTCCAGCTAAAGGACACTCATCTATCTCTCCATGATGATCTTTAACTCCTGCAGAGCATTGATGATCTATACTTCCCTCAGGTATGTCACAGTTAGGTGTCCCATACTCACCCATAGTACCTAATTTAATTAAATGAGCATAAGGACAATTATTCTTCATTGCCCAGAGTAAAGATAAACTCCCTATAACATTCTCACGTTGAGTATCTATTGAGCACCTAGCATTTCTCATGCTGTAAGGTGCAGAAGGTTGCTCTGCTAAGTGGATGATTGTATCAGGCTTAATCATGTTTAAGAATCGACTTAAGCTATAATAATTACATAGATTAAGGTTAGTAATACTGTCAATGAAGTTAGGAAAACTCCTTAAGTAGCGTTCTCGCTCTGAGATAATAGATATTGGAGTTAATGAGTTACTACCAACTTCATTTACTAGAGTACGACGAGAAAAGTTGTCAAGCCCTGCAACTTCATATCCTTGCTTTAGAAGATGAAGGGCTAAAGAATAACCTATATAACCGTCAATGCCAGTTATGAGAATCTTTTTCATAATTCAAATTCCCTTATATCTATATTTGAGTTATCAATGATATATTTAGTATGACTATCATAAACAGATGCTTGATCAACTACAATTTGCATAATACCTGCATTAATTAAAGTACTAAGGCAATTCTTGCAAGGAATTACACAGTTCATGTAAAGTGTAGAGTTTAATACTGATACACCTAACCTAGCAGCATTTGAGATGCAGTTTTCCTCTGCATGTTGAGCAGGACAATACTCCATACCTGTACCAGATTTAAATCCTAGTAATTTTCTTGGGCAGGTAGATGATACTTCATATGAAGGATATAGTTTAGCAGATTCATCTGAATGTAAAATATTTAAAGTATTATCTTTTCCTAACCTATTAGGCCCACAGTGAGGAATTCCTCTTGCAGGACCATTATAGCCTGTAGAGATAATAGAATGGTCACGTACTAGAATTGCACCTATCTGCCGGCTCAAGCAAGGTGACTTTGAAGCAACGGCCTCGCAGATTTTATGGAAGTAATTGTCCCAGTTTATCTTTTCGATCATTGTCTATCTCCTTTATTAACTTATCATAAATTATCTGGGCATAATGAGCTACTTTAACTGCATCTCTTAATGTCTCAGCTTGGCCTCGAACAGAGCTATTTCTTCGATTATAGTAACGTTGAATGTTCTGCCAACAGTCTTCAACAGAAAATCCATCTATCTGTTCATCACCTCCAGGATTACCATACTGGATTTGAGCATAACTTTCTATATGAAATCTCATTATTTCTTCAAAGCATTTCCATTCTTCTAATCGTTTCATTAGTTTTTCCTTTCAGTTAATTAAATTAATTAATTATCTATGGACTTACATTAGATTATTCTAAATGCCATAGATAATTTAGTTAACTAATTCATCTTGGAATTATGTACTTCTTCACAGTATTCTGCATACCATAATCATCAGTCTTCTTAACCCCTGTAATTAACCATCCAGACTTACCTGGCAAATCATCTTCCCAAGAAAAGGGACGACTAAAGTCAATGTTGAAGGCTTTAGCAAACTGCTGAAACTTATACAGTTCACGAGAGAAAGTCTTAGCGTCTAATTTCTCCTTATTCAATTCCCAGAAGAAGTCATTAAACTCTATTACCATAGGATCATCAGGTACATCGTAGACAACTGAATACCATCTGCAGGCAAAATACTTATCTGATTCCGAAGTACCTGTTCGTACAGTAATAATTCTTCCTTGTACTTCCTCACCCGCATTAAGGATTTTAGGTTCTGGAGCATCAGCAATTTCATTTTCGAGATCGGAATAATCAGTTAAAGTCATAGTAATTTTCTCCTTTTTGGATTAGGTGTTAGATTAACATTGAGTTAGTCTTTGTTTTTATGCTTGATGATAATCTGGCTATCTTATTTATTGCATCAGAGATTATTTCAGACACTTCACAGTTTGCTACAGTTTTATCTTGTTCCTCTATTGGTTGTACTTCAGATGTGCATACTTTATCCAGTCTATTAGATAAAGTATCAAATAAGTCACTTACGATATCTAATTGTTGATGTAGCTCATCCAAAGCTATTATTATCTCTCTTTGGGAGTCTGATGTTTGTGTTTGTGCTTTGTCCATTTTTACCTCCAGTTAATTAAACAATTTAAACATCTAATTTAGCCTTATCTTCCCAATCAAGGCCGACCTTCTTCAAAATTTTCTTAATATCCGGATCTTCTTTTGAATCTAACTTCCCATTACTCTTTAAGCGACTTCGTGCTATGTACTGGCCTTGAGCATCAGTTAGAATCTTCCTATCAATCCCAGAAGAAGTCTCCTTACCGACCAAGACCCAAAGTTCATCGAATAGTAAAGGGATTGTTACTACGGCATTTCCAGTTACATTTAACCTAAATTGCTTACTCTTTATTGCCTCACCTCCTTTCGTTTCTCCTATTACAGTTTCCTCAGTACGCAGATGACCCATTAGGAAGAAGTCACATTTAAGGGTCATTAGCTTCTTAATCCGATTAACAATGTTAGTCTTTTGTGGATTATAGTCACGACGATGCTGAGGAACTTCACCTGCTCTTCCGGCAGACATTAGTTGATCATTCATTACAGCGTCACCGAAAGTAGATAGAGAGTCTAAAGCGTAAGTACCAAAGTGATCGAAGTAACCAGTTCGTACTCTAATGTCTACAGTCTTAGCCCACTCGGCAAATACCCTAGGATTAAAAGGATCTTCATTCTCCCATTGAGTATCAGCAATGATATCTCCAGATTCAATCCAAGGACGTAGACACTTAGTCCCACCAGGATCGAAAGAATCTATGTGAATAGGAAAGCGAGCAGTATGAAGCATGAAAGTCTTACCAGCGCCAGATTCAGACGTTACAAGGGCAGAGAATCGCTTTTGTAAAGGATCTCCGGCGTAGTAGTCTTTTACTCGTTGAAGTTCTTTCTTATAGTCATATCCCACTTTATTTTCCTCCCCACTTTAAGTTCATCTTATTCGTAGTTTCCATTAAACTCGGATCCCAGAATTCAGACTTCATTCCTAGAGGTGGCTCATAGCATTGACGTAGAGGATTAGCCCAGGTCATGCAGTAATCATGATAAGCACAACCGAAGTACTTAGTGCAATTTCCAGGATTCATTGGAAAGGACATTAACACTGCATCATCATCTTTACATGAGTCAAGTCGGCTCATTTCTCTTTCAATATCGTAGACTAGATCAACTGTACCCCATAACCAGTTATTCATCTGATCTGGAGATTTAAATGTAGGTACTCGTTCAAACTCAATTCGATATTCTTGATTTCGCTTAAGATAGGCAAATGAAGTACCGCAGAATTCTATGCCTAGAACTTGATCAACAGGATAGAGACAGTATAAACAATGAGTGTAAGTGCCAGACTGTATGCTTAAATGAAACTTATCAGTCCAGAGCCTACCAAATCTCTTCGCAGACTTATGATCCCAGGAGAAGATCCTTCCTGTATCTTTATTCATTAAAATAGAGTCCATTCGATAATGAAGGACTCGTCCATCTGCTGTGATAGGAACTGTGCCGGAAATTTCAGTGAAGAGCACCTTGTTATCACGAAGATCGGAGGTTCTCTCAGTAGCATATTTAAGCAAAGCCATTGCTACACCGGCAGGATCTTTGGGCGTGTAGATTGCATCAGTTTCTTGATGAAACTCAAGGCGGTAGAAATCAATAAATGCTTTATAAGCACCTTCTACATCCTCATAGCCGTGTAATAGTTGATATTCCCTAGCAACATGCCAGGCAGTGCCGAAGTATAAATCATGAGCAGGACGATCACTTCGCCAGCCTAAGACGTATTCGTAGAAGAATTTCCTCGGACAGTCGCAGAAGGTGTCTAGCTTTGACGAGTCGAGAATGCTCCAAGTTGGATGGGAGTTTGGGATCATCTTATTTCTCCTTATATGCACCAGTTGACTTAAATACAGTTCCAGGACCATTCTCCCAATCCATTCTCCCTTCAGTTCCAGGACAGTAATCTATTGGCCAAGGAGAAGTTCCTCCATGGTGTGAACCAAAAGAACATCCACAATTTTCACAGATTTCATCTAGATAGTCTGGTCTTATTTCCATCTTATTCCTCACATTTTTGATTAGTTCTTGATCGATTAAGATTTGAGTAAGTCGGAGGATTCTCTGTTGCAATTCAGGGACTATTTCAACTATTGCATAAGAATTATCATGTGTATCTATTAAGGCTTCCTTCCGCCATTTTTCAAGTGTTCTTTTAGACATGTTTGGCATAGTTAATCTCCCTTTAAATAATATCTTCCTTCAAATTTAATTAGTTTATCAAATACTTCTGATTCTAAATAAATCTGATTCACATGGCCTAAATGATCATTAGTTAAGAGTAAAATACCTCCTGAATCATCTGACCTAACATACACTCCATCACCAAGATACTCATCCATTCATATCACCAGATTCCTTTCAATATACTTCCCATCTTTAAATAATAACAAATTAAGTGTACCATGCTTTCGAGCAAATATAGCACAGCAGATACTATTCATTACATTTAAAGAGCAAGGTACTATATGGTCAGTCTCTTGTGAGTCCTTCATAGCTTCAGTGAACTTCCTATGCATATTGTTAGTTGAGTACCGATTCATAGAACCTTTAGATAAAAAAACTAACTCGCCATACTTCTCTGCATCGGAGAAATTATGAGCTGAGCGATTAACTATGAATACTTTACCTTTTCGACTAATCTTCATTATCAAAGCCCTCCGTTTCCATAGGGACAATTGGCTTAGATGTTGGTTTAGGGCTTCCGACCATGTTTAGAACTCCAGCTGGTGCTGAAGAAGGAATTTCCTGCCGGAGGTTATCTTTAGTTCGACGATCTCCAGTTGAAGGCTCTTCAATGATTGAAGATTTAGGTTTCAGATCGTTTAATTTATTAACGAACTTAAATGAATCAAACAGAGCGTCAACATTAGCTGGGCGTTCCTTTTTAGTAAGAGTAGTTTTTTCATTCTCTTCAATGAACCA